GTGCCCCGGTGTTCACCACCGTCAGGTCCGAGGCCGTCTGCAAGATGTCCAGCAGGGTCCCCTCTTCGATGCGGGCGGGGATCTTATACTTTGTGTCGGCCACTGTTCCCACCTTCAAGTGGTAGTCTGCTGCCACCCGCTTGAGCAGTTGGGCATAGGTCAGATTCGTATAAGACAGCGTGTCCTTGTTTTTCAGATAGCGTATCTGGTCATAGGCCGTCACCTGGATCTTCACGTTGTCACTTCTACTCTTGGAGAAGACGAACCCAGCAAAGACCGGCTGTCCGTTCACCCGCAGGGTCACGGGATTGCCTTCCTGGAAATTCAGGATACCGTCTTTCAGCACCGTAAAGGTCAGCTTCGACGGCGCCCCCTGCCGGGAGCGTTCCAGTTTCACGTCTCCCTCCAGGCTGGGCAGATAGACCTTATCGTTCTGGATGAGGACCTCCACGCCCTGGGCCAGGTAGACCGGCAGGCCCGTCAGGGACACTTTCTGCGCTGTGCTCTGGCCGGTGACGCTCTTGGCGACCACGGTCGT